CACCATTTTTTTGGTCTAAGCTCCCCATTCCTCTTGAAGATACACCTAACTTTGCACCTTCATCCATTAAACTCTTTACTATTTCCCCCATTGGTGTTTTAAGTATTTTTGCTTCACCAATAAAGTTTTTTCCATCTGGATATAATGCAGTTATCATATGAGATGCTCTCTCAAGATTTACTGTTGGCCCGTCTGGGTGGCCAAGTTCTCCAAATGCTCTTTTTTCTTTAATATATTCTTTATTGTATCTACCTACTTCTTTTTCTAAAACTTCCATAGGATATACACGACCATTTCTGTTTTTAACATCGGCCTGCATAAAGATACCTTTTATTTTATAATCTTTTTTTCCGTTTTCTTTTTCTTCACAGATGTATTCTACATCTTGAATTTCTTCTGAAATTAATTTTACTGTATGTGTCATACTGAGTTTCCTTGTGATACTTCTTCAACATAAACTCCACCATCACTTCCAGCAGTTTCGTTAATTACTGATATAAAGTAAGAGGTATTTGTGAAGTCATAATTTATTGAGTGTCCAGCATTATTTGAAGAACTATCTGTTCCATCTAAAACAAGAAATGCACCAGCATTTGAACTATCTGAGTCTGTTCCATCTAGAACAACTCTACCTTCACCACTACCTACCATTACTCCTTCTGGAACTACTATGATTGATGTATTTGCTCTTAAATACATACCATTTGTTGCAGTAACAGCTGTATGATCAGACATAAGTGTTACTTTAAAGAAAACATCTTGTCCAGCATATTCACTTACTCTAAATGCAGATCCTCTTGAAAGTTTTCCTAGTTCTATGCCGTGGGCTGCGTCATCTGCTGTATCTGAAGCACTAACCCCACCGATAAATCTTTCTAATTTTAAAGCCATCTTTTTTTCCTTAAATAGTTAACATTTCTTTCTCAAAATAACGCATAAGCTCTTTCTCTGGAACTTTGTATTTCTTTGATACTTGTTGTATAGTTTTCTCAAAAGTATTTAGGAAATCCGAAGGTTTAGAGTCCATTTTTGTAAAAATATCGTCAACAGCATCTCGCATTTTTGGAGATAACTTTTTATATAACTTAGATTTTTTATGCTCATCTTTCTCCAAAACTGGAGTGTAAAAAGCATCAAACCTCTTCGACATTTTCCTTTTCCTTAGTAACAGAATTTACAAAATTATTTGCAACCTCTTTCCTTCTTGTTTCCAAAGCATCACCAATTTTATCTTGCATTGCAGATTTAAAAGCGTTTTCTGCTTCTATATTATTTCCTTGTTGCATTGCATTTACAAATTCATCACTCATTATATTTCTCCTTCTTGTGGTGGTTCTTCTCCATCATATCTGTCTAAATCATCTGGTGGAATTGGGGCTCCACCTTGTGATGGATATCTTGTAACACCATCTGTGTTTTGTGGAACATCAACTCCACCATCTTCTACGTCCATACCATTCTCTTTATTGATTTCTTTTTGCATCTCTTCAATTTCAGCTTCAGTCATTTGTAATACATTCTTTTGTACCCATTGTTTACTAAAAAATGTTCCAATGTATGATTCAATAGTTTGTAAACTATTTAATTGATTTTCTAAAATTTCTGCTTTCTTGAGTTCTGCAAAATGACCATCTTGTAAAAAGTCATATTGAATATGTTCTTTAATATTATCCCAATCTTCTAATGTAATAACACCCTTTAAGATTAATTGAGTTTTAAGGATATCTGTAAAGAGGGGAGTAAATTTCTTTCTTAGTCTTTGTACAAACTTAGTAAATTTAAGTTCATCTCTTGTGATTTCTGTAGAACGACCAATACTAAATCCTTGTTCTGCTTCCATTCTGGAAATAGGAACATTCAAAGACCTGTATAATTTTCTTTGAAAATATGTAATATCATCTATCTCACCAAGATTAGAACCACCTGGCAATGTGGTAATTTCTGTTCCTCTACCACCTTCTCTTCGTGGTAACCAGAAATCTTCCAACATTGACATATGATTTCTATCATCTCGTATCTCACCAGTAGATGCATCATAGACCAGTTTGTTTCTGTATCTGTTCATCACATCTTTAAGATATTGTTCTGCTTTGATTTTCGGTAAGTTACCTACATCAATGTAGAATATTCTTCTTTCTGGAGCTCTTGATATACGATAAATAACAAGTGCATCCTCAATCATTCTTAATTGATTTACTGGTTTGATAGCTTTATGAAGATGTGATAATACATGACCTTTATTTTGGTCTATTAATCCACTTGGAACATAGGTAATACTGTCACCAGTAATTTTAATACCTTCAGATGTTCCAGAGTTTGGTGTATGTAATCCCTTTTCATTGTAGATGTAATATTCTTCTACTTTTTTAATAAGTTCCACACTTGTACCTGGCTTAATATCTTTTTGTAATTCTCTTACTTTTCTGATTTTTCTAGGTTCAATATATCGTAAGTCTACGATACCTTTTTTTGGGAATTTCTTTTCAATTACCTTATGATAAAATATTCTTCCATCAACATACCACCTACGAAAAATATCATGTCCTTTAACATCAAAATCAAGAAGTCTGAGTACATTATCAAACTCTTCTGTTATTTTATCTTTTATTTTTTTAGTATATGGTAATCTGTCTAATACTATTGCAACAGCTTGATCTCTTTCGTTTGCAACAATACCTTCATTCACAACATCTTCAATCGCAGAGTCACACTCTGGTTGTTGTGAAATATCACGATATCTACGAATTAAATCATTTTCGGTTCGTTCTCTTCCATCTGTATCTAAGATTTGAGAAAAGAAACCACCACCAGCAACATCAATAGTGCCGTCATCAGAAGTAGGGGTAGTAAATTTATCACTACCCTTACTATCTTTTAATCTTTCAAATTTGAAACCAAATAGTTCTGCCATAATGTCTCCTACTACTAGTTGTATTTAGTAGGTTAAAATTAGAAGCTTACACCTGATGGTTCAAAATGTTGGTATCTCCAAGATACATCAAATGTTTCTAAGTCACCAGCTTCTGCACTACTTAATGCAATTTCACCAATTGTTAATGGATACGCATTTCTAAAGATGTAAGTTTTTAGAACTGTATCATCTCTATCTAATTGTTCCACAAACAAGTCTGTCTGATAATCAGCAGGAGATGTTACACCAGTATTATTTGCATAATCGTTAATACCATTTTGCCATCTTTCCATTGCATTTCTTATCATAAAGTCTGTATCATTATAAAAAGTGGTTGTCCAAGCATCTGGTGCTGGTCTATCCCCAGAAACAAAAATGTTTCTTCCTCTGAATGGAACTGCTATTTCACCAAGAGTTGAGCCTGGCAAGTTACTACCTGTACAAAGAAAGGAAGTTCTTCTAGTATCAAGTCCTATTGCAATTCCAGAAGGTGGAGTAATGGTAACTCTAAATTGATTTGCACGAGCACCACCACCGATAAGGTTTGCTTTAAAGTCATCTATATTTGCCATGATTAACCTCCTACCTCAGTAAATGCAACCCCTGTTCTTGTTGCAATGAAATTCAGAGTTATGAAGTTAATAGACCTTGATGGTTTGACATAGATATCTGAAACAAATTCGTTTCTGTCTATGACTTGACCAGTATTGTTGGTTGCATCTGCGACCACACTAAAGTCTGTGATACCTCGTCTACCTTGAACATCTCGTAAGAAAGGTTCTACCAAGTTTCTAAATTGTGCCCTTGTAAATTCATCATTGAACTCAAAGAGTTGGAACTTAGCTGCAGTTGCGATTGCTTTTTCTAGAACTAAGAATAATCGTCTTACATTAATTCTATCAAATGCACTTGGTTTAGTTAATGCAGTTTTATCTCCAAATAATACAACTCCAGAACCAGATACATTAACTACGGGGTTAACCGATGCTTTATATAGTGTATCTCTGTTTGTTTTATTTGGATTATAATTAATCGCAGTTACCCCAAGATATTGGCCTCTCCTAATTCCTGCAGGCGAGAACCATGGAGCTGCA